TCGTAGGCGTTAAAGATGTCCTTAAAGGCTTAGAGTTTATAGATGAAGACATGCGTCAACGCATTAGGACTGCTATAGATCCTTTAATGCGTGGTGTAGCAAGTAAAGCCAGAGCATTTGCGCCAAGCAATAGCGAAGTATTATCAGGCTGGAGTAAAGCACCTAACCCAGAAATTAACTATCGGCCATTTCCAAGATATGATGCCAGCACCGTAAAAGCAGGTATCGGATATAACTCAGGCGAAAACAAAACATTTAGAAACGGATTTAAAGTTAGTAATTACGTGTATAACGTAAGCGCAGCTGGTCGCATATACGAGACTGCAGGTCGCAATAATCCACAAGGGCGTGCGCCATTTCAGCAAATAGATCCAAGTACACCTAACTCACCAGTGGGCGCAGTGCAAGGATTTGAGGGTACTAGAAGAGCTAGAGAATATACATATAATAAATCTACAAGAGAGTACGCATCTAATAATCCATTTGCAGGCTATCAATTTGTGACGTCTATGCCTGGACTTACATCACAGCCAAAGATCGCAGGCGTACGTGGTGGTCGTGGCAAGAAAACTAAAGGCAGACTTATATTCAAGGCATGGGCTCAGGATAGTCAAGAAGTTTATGATGCAATTCTTAAAGCGATAAACTCTACAGCTATACAATTTAACAAAGCCACAGAGATTAAGAAGGCAGCCTAATGGCCAATGTAGTCGTCTCGGCTATTGCTACCTTTAATGGCAAAGCACTTAAAAAAGGTCAAAAGGATATATCAGCCTTTGACAAATCAGTCAAAAAATTAGGCAGAACTTTTGCAGCTACTTTTGGTGCATACCAATTATTAAATTTTAGCAAAAAAGCAGTACAAGCCTTTATGGCAGATGAGAAAGCCGCCAAGTCACTAGAGCAACAATTAAAGAATACTGGCTATCAATTTAGTGGCCCAGCCGTGGAAATGTATATTGCTAATCTACAAAAAACTACAGGCGTATTAGACGATCAATTACGACCAGCATTCCAGCAATTATTAACAGTAACAGGATCACTTACCACAAGCCAGGATGCATTAAATACTGCACTAAATGTAAGCGCGGCAACAGGTAAATCATTAACCGAGGTTACCTCAGCCCTATCACGTGGCTATGCAGGTAATACCACTGGTCTAAGTAGATTAGGTGCTGGTCTAAATAAAGCACTATTAAAGACTGGCGACATGGATAAAATCATGGCCGAACTTAATAAAAAGTTTGCAGGTCAGTCGGCAGCTAGATTAACTACTTACGCTGGAAAGATGGATCTATTAACCGTAGCAGCCGCTAATACACAGGAAATTATTGGCAAAAGTTTATTAGATTCTTTAAGCGCATTAGGTGATGATAATAGTATCGAAGGTTTGACAAAGAATATGGAAGATTTTGCCACAGCTACAGGTGATGTAATTTATGGTCTAGGCATAGTGGCTAAAAGAATTAAAGAGTTAACAACTATACCTGGTATTGGCAGTTTATTTGATGTTAAAAATATACCAGTCATAGGTGCGTATTTAAGCGGATTCCAACAAATGGGTAAAAATGCTAGAGAAACAAATAACTCTCAATTTAACACAGTAGCCCGTCCATCTACTGCAGAAATCGGGACTCAACTTAAACTATTAAAGAGTAAAAAAGATGAATTAGCAATACTTAACAAAAAGAACGCTATTGAAAATAAAAACGTAGAAGAATTACGTAAGAAGTTTGACCTAGAGCGCATAGGCATAAACGCAGCACTAAACAATGCTACGGATGAAGAGACTAAACTACGCTTAAAATCACAGCTAGCAATCCTGGACAATAACGAGGCTTTGGCTAAGAAGTTACTAGCAGAGTTAGAAGCTGCAGAAGCATTAAAGAAGTTAGCAGAGCAAGCCAGACTTGCAGGCATGAGCCTTGAGGACTTTGGCATATTTAAGGTTAAATCTTTATCTAATAAAATAGATACATTTATAGAAGAGTTTGCTATATCTGCTATCAGAGAATTAAACGCACGTATAGCGGCTACGCTTGCTAAGTACAATATGGCAACACCACCACCAACTACAACAGGCCCAATGATTACAGGGGAATCAGGTAGGCAATACACAGCAGCACAATCGCAAGCTGCAATACTTGACACTAAAGAATTAAACTCACGCATAAACGATTTCTTAGGTGGCTTTGGCATGGGCACACAACGATCATCATCACAAAGCCCTATGGATATCAAAATAACTGTAGACGCAGGTGGCGATAAGCTAAGCCAGGCAATAGCAGAAAGCATACAGGTAGCAACTAGGTCAGGTTATTCAACAGTACCTAATGGCTTTATAGCATGACCGTGCCAGTAATAAATGCAATAATTAACTTTAGCACTGGCCCATCCTTTGCTCAGGCCATGATTATTGACCAAGGTATTTTAGGCACTAACGTACTAGCAGATTCAGCAGCTGTAATTGTAGACGTCTCAAATCAAGTTAATCGCATAGAGACTAACCGAGGTCGTACTGCATTATCAGATCAATTTCAAACAGGCTCACTTACTTTACGTATTGTCGATCAGTCGGGTGACTTCAACCCAATGAACGTATCGGGGCCCTACTATAATTTATTAACACCTATGAAGAAGGTACAGATTACTGCTACCTTTAACAATGTTACCTATCCTATTTTCTCAGGATTTATTACTTCTTATGTAACTACATACCCAGATGAGTCGGGTGAAGATTTAGCCATGACTACAATACAAGCTGTAGATGCATTTAGATTAGCCCAGTTAGCACAGATCAGCACAGTTACAGGTGCTATTGCAGGCGATTTATCAGGCACACGTATTAACGAAATACTAGATGAAATTTCATGGCCTTCTTCTCAGCGTGATATTGATGCAGGGCTGACTACGATGCAGGCAGACCCAGGCACTAACCGCACAGCTTTAGCAGCTTTACAAACTGTAGCTACCTCAGAGTATGGCGCTTTATATGTAGATGCCAATAATTCTTTCATTTTTCAAGACCGATCCGTAACTGTTGGATCTATTGGCGGCACACCTACAGTTTTTGCAGATAACGGCACAGGCATAGATTACTTTGATGCATCATGGATATTAAATGACACACTAATATTTAACAAAGCCACTATTACTAGGACTGGTGGCAGCGCACAGGTAGCATTTAATCAAGCATCTATAGATAAATACTTCCTGCACAGTTACTTCCAAGACAACCTACTTATGCAGACCGATGCAGTAGCCTTAGATTACGCACAGGCTTATGTGGCCAGTAGAGCTGAGACTACAATCCGATGTGATGCTATTGTCTTAGACCTATACACGCCTAATTATGATACAGGCGTAGTCGCAGCCCTAGACCTAGATTTCTTTGATCCTATAACTATTATTACTACCCAGCCAGGTGGATCTTTGTTAGAAAAGACCCTGCAGATTTTCGGTGTCCGCATGAATATAACCCCGAATAGTTGGAAAACAACCTTTACAACACTAGAACCTGTCATAGATGGGTTTATAATAGGCAACGTAGATTACGGTGTCTTAGGACAAAACGTACTATCTTATTAAGGAGATATAATGGCAACAGGATTTCCAGCATCAACAGGTGACGTACTTACCTCTGGCATGTTTAATGGTTTAACTTCATTTACAGTAGGCACTGCTAACACAGTAGATTACACAGCTGTAAGTGCAGATCAATATCAAGTATTACAGTTAATGAATAAAGCCACAGCTGTAGCATTTAAGATACCAACAGATGCTTCTGTGGCGTTTGCAGTAGGCACAGCAATTACAGTATTAAATATTGGCGTAGGTGTTTGCACAATTAGCGCAGTAACACCAGGCACTACTACAATATTAAGTGCTGGCGCAACAGCCGCATCGCCAACCCTTGCACAATATAAATCTGCAGTATGTATTAAAACAGCTGCTAATGCTTGGTATGTAGTAGGGGCTATTGCATAAATGTTAAATACAATTTATGGGGCATTTGGTGGCGGTTTACCGCCGTTACCACAGGTAATCGATTATTTAGTTGTCGCTGGTGGTGCCGCTGGTGGAAATGGTAACAATAGTGGTATCGGTGGTGCTGGTGGTGGTGGTGGTGGTTTGAGATGCACAGTCACAGCGACTGGTGGAGGTGGAAGTTTAGAGTCTGCATTAGCTTTTACAACTGCGACTAATTACACAGTAACAATTGGTGCAGGTGGAACAGTTAGTACAACACAATCTCAAAAAGGTGGCAATGGTTCTAATTCAGTTTTTAGCACAATAACATCAACAGGTGGCGGTGGCGGTGGTGCTCAAGGTGATACTAACGGAGTTATTGGCGGCAGTGGCGGTGGTGGTGCTTACACACCTGGCACTGGTGCTGCTGGTACTGCAAATCAAGGATTTAAGGGTGGAGATCAATCAGGTGCAGTAGATTATTCAGCAGGTGGCGGTGGTGGTGCTGGTGCAGTAGGTCAAAACAATTCGCCATCAAAAGGTGGTGACGGCGGTGGTGGTGTTGCAACATTAATAACTGGGTCATCAGTAACTTATGCAGGTGGTGGTGGCGGTCAAGGATATACAGCATTAGGAACTACTGCTGGTGCAGGTGGTAGTGGTGGTGGTGGTGCTGGTGGAAATCAAACTAGTGGAGTAGATGGTACTGTCAATACTGGCGGTGGCGGTGGTGGTAGCGGTAGTAATACGCCTACTTTTAAAGGTGGTAATGGTGGGTCTGGTGTTGTTATTTTAAGATATCCAGATACATTTACAATTACTATTGGTGCAGGTTTAACTGGTACAACAAGTGGCGCAAGTGGCGGCTACAAGAGAAGTACAATTACAGCTGGCACAGGAAATGTGAGTTGGGCATAATGGCACATTACGCATTTTTAGATGAAAACAATATTGTTACCGAAGTTATAGTAGGTATTGATGAAACAGAAACTATTGAAGGATTAGATACCGAAACTTGGTATGGTAATTTTAGAGGTCAAACTTGCAAGCGTACTTCATATAATTGCAACATTAGATTTAACTATGCAGGTATTGGTTATACATACGATACTAATTTAGATGCTTTTATAGCACCAAAATGCCATACAGAAGCAGTATTAAACAATTTAACAGCTAAGTGGGTTTGTGAAAACGAGGGTCATAATGTCCCAACCCTGGCTTAGTGCTGCTGGTGTGCAGTTAAGAGATCAAATTGATACCTGGTACCCAGATCGTCGCTCTACCTCTGATGGGTGGGTGGGTGATGCTCGTCATTCCGCCACAAAATCGGATCATAATCCAGATGCAGATGGGTGTGTACGAGCCATTGATGTGGATTCTCGCTTGGATTCATCCGAAGGGCTCTCAATATATTTGGCTGACCAAATCAGAATCTGTGCAAAGACCGATAAGCGCATATCTTACGTAATCCATAATGGCATGATCGCTAGCAAGATACTTAATTTTAAGTGGCGTAAGTACAAAGGTTTTAATAAGCACACAAAGCACATACATATCAGCTTTACAAAGTTAGGCGATAAAGATAGCAAACCGTTTGATATACCACTACTAGGGGGTAACTTATGAAGATCAGCAAAAAACAAAAAGAAATACTTAAATCCTACGCACGTGGCGTATTGGTATCGTTGTTATCATTCTTAGCCAGTAATGAGTTAGGACTAGACCCAGCACTGTCTGTAGTAATTGCAGCATTAGCAGGGCCGGCAGCTAGGGCTTTAGACAAATCCGATGTTATCGGTACTTATGAAAAATGAGTCCAGAACAGTGGGCTGGCTTCATAGCTGGCGGTTGCGCCGTGCTAACAAGCGTGCTAATAGGATTACGTTTTTTAGTTAAAGGCTGGCTAAACGAATTACGTCCTAATGGTGGCTCAAGCATGAAGGATCAGTTAACAAGATTAGAACAGCGTGTCGATGATCTTTATTCTTTAATAGTTAAGCGACAATAATAGTATGGCTGATACAAGACGTAAACGTAAGAAGATAAATAAGCGCATTGTGCGTAAGTCACCTGAGCCATTATCTAAACTAGATCAGCATTATATTGCTATGAATGAAATTTACAAGGCTGCACGTAAGGCTGGCTTCAGTGAGAGCTGTAGTTTGTACTTTGTATCAGATAGAGCAACTATGCCAGACTGGGTTATTGGTGATGGCGGCATCATACCTAGTATCGATCCTACGGAAGAAGATGACGATTAGGTGGCTCGTAATATCAGATTT